GGGCGTCTTGTAAGGGCGCAAAAATTTTAGTTGGCGGCACTTCTTCTGGCATTTCGATGCCTAGATCTAATGAGCTGATTAAGCATTTTGGTTATGAGCCTGTTGGCTCTGAATATAGAAAGGTTTTGTGATGGCTGGATGTTTAGACTTTTCGCCAAAGCCAAGAGACACAACGCGCGAACAAGGCGCCCCCAGGGGGTCTACTATGAACTTGCCTGCCAACAGTGTGATTGACAGTCTTTTAATGGATATTGGGTTTAAAGAAAAGAACGATGTTTATGATCGTGATTTAGAACAAAGGCAGCGCGCTTCTAGAAAAGGTTTGGAAGAATTTACTGCGCAACAGAAAACAAACGAAAAAGATGACAGGCCAGCTTCAATAATAACAACAGCTCCTAGGGTAGATACTGCGGCAAATACTGCGGCAGATACTGTTCTTCCTGAGACAGCCGAAACAGCTTTGACGGACGTTGAAGCGATTAGCGAAGAAACTTTTGGCGGTGACGATGCATCTAGCACGGAATCTGTTGGCGCCGCTGAAGATGAGGCGATTGATTATATGGACAAAGGTCGTCGATCAACTATTCTCACGAAACCTAGCGGCTTGCTTGGGGATGGTGAGGAAGACGAGAAGACGCGCAAACGCCGGTCACTAATTGGATAGCATTATGCTTATTAAAAAGAAAAAGCTGGGCAATATTGCAGGGATTATGGGCGGCAATGCTGCCCAGCCTGCTGCGTTGTTGGGGCAATCGACTGTGGATCCTTTGGAGCGCGCGCAGCAAAAAATGGCTGGTCGAACGCAAGGCGGTGCAGTTAAGGGTATTAAAGATCCTAAAGTGCGCCCTAAGCGCACATTAATGACAAGTTATGGGATGAAATAATGGCAGAAGTAAAACCCTTAGTTGCTCGTTTAGATAAGCGATACAAGACGTTACAAAGCCAGCGATCCAATTGGGAGTCTCACTGGCAACAGCTTGCTGATTTTATGCTGCCTCGCAAGGCTGACATTACAAAAAAGCGCACCCAAGGTGACAAGCGAACTGAGTTGATATTTGACGGCACGGCCATTCATGCCGTTGAGTTGTTGGCGTCTAGTTTGCACGGAATGCTGACCTCTCCTAGCACTCCTTGGTTTTCAATGCGTTACCGTGACCCGAGCTTGCAGCGTGAAGATGTTGCGAATGAGTGGCTAGAGATCTGCATGGATCAGATGTACCAGCACTTCAATCGCTCTAACTTCCAGCAAGAAATTCACGAATTGTATTATGATTTGGTTGTTTTTGGCACGGGGTCTTTTTACGTTGAGTCTGAGGAAGGTGGGCTTCGCTTTGCGTGTCGCCACATTGCCGAGGTTTGTATAAGCGAAGATCCAAGCGGCAGGGTTGATACTGTTTATCGTAAGTTTAAGCTGACGGCTCGGGCGATTGCTATGCAGTTTCCTGGCATTAAGATGCCGCGTCAGGTAGAGAAGGATTTAAAGGATGATCCTTATAGGGAGCATGAGGTTGTTCACGCTGTCTTTCCGCGCGCAGAGGCGTCTGGCAAGTTAGCTAAAAACAAGCCTGTTGCGTCTGTTTATTATTTGGCTGACAATCGTGAGCTGCTTTCTGAGGGCGGCTTTGATGAGTTTCCGTTTATGTGTCCGCGCTTTGTAAAAGACAGCGTTTCTACTTACGGAAGATCGCCGGCAATGACTGCCTTGCCTGATGTTAAGATGTTAAACAAGATGTCTGAAACAACCATCAAGGCGGCACAAAAGCAGATTGACCCGCCTTTGATGGTTCCTGATGACGGGTTTATGATGCCTATTCGCACTACACCAGGATCGTTAAACTTCTACCGCTCTGGCACACGGGATCGTTTAGAGCCTTTGAACATTGGGGCGAACAATCCTTTAGGCCTTAACATGGAAGAGCAGCGCCGAAATGCAATTCGACAAGCGTTTTATGTAGATCAGTTGTTGTTAGGCCAAGGGGCCAACATGACAGCGACTGAGGTTTTGCAAAGAAACGAGGAAAAAATGCGGTTGCTCGGCCCTGTTTTAGGGCGGTTGCAGGCCGAGCTACTCCAGCCTTTGATAAATCGTTCCTTTGCATTACTTCTTAGAGCCGGCTTACTGCCGGAGCCGCCTGAAGAGCTGCAAGGTCAAAGCATTGATATTGAATACGTTTCTCCACTCGCTAAGGCGCAGAAGCTTACAGATCTGCAAGCGATGTTGCGTGGGTTTGAGATTTTGCTGCAAGTTAGTGAGGTTGCGCCTGTTACGGATTACTTGGACGGCGACAAGATGGTTCAGTATTTAGTTGAAACAGCAGGTCTGCCGGCTCGGGTTATCAGGGGCGCTGATGAGGTTGAGCAGGTTCGCAAAGAGCAGGCCGAGCAGGCCCAGGTTCAGGAGCAGATGCAGCGTGAGATGATGGCATCTGAAGCTGCCGGCAATGTTGCTCCATTGGTTAAGGCAACCCAAGGGGGTGGACAGTGAAGCAAATAGAGGATCTGAAGTTAGCTTACCGGCGCACTTTTAATAATGAATTTGGCGTCAAGGTGATTAAAGATCTCAAAACCCGTTTTGGGTATGAGGCTACTACGTTTTCGGACAATCCTTATGAAACTGCATTTAATGAAGGTCAGCGCGCAGCGGTGCTGCTGATTGTCCGCATGCTGACTGAAGAGAAGGAAAAACAATGAGCGAAGAGGCAATCCAAGATACTGGATCTCAAGAAGTAGCAGGCGGTGCAGATGTTGCGCCGATAGGGTTTTTAGACAGCTTGCCAGAAGATTTACGCGGTGAGCCGTCACTGCGGACGTTTACAGATCCAGCCAGCTTGGCAAAAAGTTATGTAAACGCCCAGCGCATGATCGGCGCTGATAAAATTGCCAAACCTGGCAAGAGCTGGACAGATGACCAATACAATGAGTTTTACAATTCTGTTGGCCGGCCAGATAGTGCTGATGATTATAAGATGAGCTTAGGCGGTGGCATGGACGAAGCTTCTATCTCTGGCCTTAAACAGGCTATGTGGGAAGCGGGGCTACAGCCTCGGCAGGTAGACCGCATTGCCAAGTTTATCAATGAGACAGGCGAGACAACCAAGGCAGATGCCCAGAGCCGCTCCGAGAGCGCTGTATATGAGTCAGAACAATCTCTGCGCCAGGAGTTTGGTCAAGCCTATGAACAGCGCATAGGAATGGCTCAGAGCGCGGCTAGGACGTTATTGGGCGAAGAAGGCATGAACATGTTTGATGATGTGCAGCTTTCGGATGGTAGAATGCTTGGAGATCACCCAGAAGTTATAAAAATGTTTTCTGCCTTGGCAGATCAGATTGGAGAGGATAACCTAGTCGGTGAACCGACTGAGTTGATAATGACGCCAGAAGAGGCGCAGCGTCAACTGAAAGAGGTTATGCGGCAAGACGGGCCGTATTTGGATGCGCAGCATCCAGAACATGATGCGTATGTTGCGGAAGCGCAGCGACTATTCGCGCTCATGGCATAGTGGATAACCTTTAGGCCCACGACATCAAGCTTGTGCGTCAAGCGGATTAGCTGCCCTAAGCAGTAGCACGGCCCCTCTGGGACAACCAAGCGCAGCAACTTAAACTGTAACGAAGCTAGGAGATGACGAAATGTCTACTCAAATCACTACAGCTTTTGTCAATCAGTTTTCTGCAAATATCCAGATGCTGTCACAGCAAATGGGTTCTCTGCTGCGTAATGCGGTAGATGTAGAAAGCGTGAATGGCGAGAAAGCTTTTTTTGACCAAGTGGGATCAGCAGCCGCTATCCTACGCACTTCACGCCATGCGGATACACCGATTGTGGACACACCACATTCACGCCGTATGGTTACTATGTCTGACTATGAGTATGCCGATCTGATCGACGATCAGGACAAAGTCCGCTTACTTGTTGATCCGACATCAACATATAGCCGTGCTGCTGCTGCTGCTATGGGCCGCGCAATGGATGACGTTATCATCACAGCAGCTCTTGGCAACGCCTCAACAGGCAAAGACGGTTCAACTACTACAGCATTGCCATCAGGCCAAAAGATCGCACATGGATCTGCCGGTTTGACCATTGCTAAGTTGGTTGAAGCTAAAGAGATACTTGACAGCGGCAACGTAGATCCTTCTATTGCGCGTAACATTCTTGTTTCTCCAAAACAGGTTTCTGATCTGTTGAACAACACAACTGTAACTTCCAGCGATTACAACACTGTCAAAGCCTTGGCGATGGGTGAGATCAACACGTTTGTTGGTTTTAACTTTATTGTTTCAAACCGTTTGGGTACAGATAGCAACTCTGACCGCCAAGTGATTGCGTTTGCAAGTGACGGCATCAAGTGCGCTATTGGCAAAGAGCCAGCAGCACGTATTGATGAACGTGCAGACAAGTCATATGCGACTCAGGTTTACTATTGTCAGTCTGTCGGTGCGACACGGATGGAAGAATCCAAAGTTGTCGAAATCGCGTGTAGCGAATAAGGAGACTGAACAATGGCTACTGTATACTCAGCACAACGTACTAACTCACGCGCAACACCAGCCGTGATGAACAAAGCTAATGAGCTTGCGGGTCGTATCCGTGTAGCTCATGGCACATACGAAGCATCTTCCTTGGCGTCTGGTGACGTTATTGAGATGTTTGTTCTACCAGACGGAGCGCGCTTGCTTGAAGGTTCGCTTGCACATGATGCTCTTGGTGGCTCAACTACATTGTCAGTGGGGTATGCAGCGCATACAAATGCTGCTGGCACTGCTGTTTCTGCCGCCGCTGCTGCTTACAAAGCTGCTGCTGCCTCGACATCTGCTCAAAAAGTAGACATCCTTGCTACTTTAGCCTTAGGCTCAGGTACAGAGACAGATACTAATGAGGATGGCGTTACCGTTACAGCCACAATGGGCGGTGCTGCTGGCACTGGCACTATTGAGGTGACTATCAAGTATGTGGTAGACTAATAAGAGTGGGGCGGTTCGCCGCCCCCTCTTTTCACATGGAGAGAGCTGATGACCAGTACGGTTGATATTGCAAATTACGCGCTGAATAGCTTGGGTTCAAACAATATTTCAAGTTTTCAAGAAAACAGTAAACCGGCGCGGTTAATCAACCAAAGGTTTGACAGTGTGCGCGACAGTGTATTCCGAGCGCATCCCTGGAACTGTCTTTTGCGTAGAGCCGAGCTTGCGCAAGAAAGTGATTCTCCTGCTTTTGGATATGCAAATCAATTTAACTTGCCGACAAATCCATACTGTTTAAGGGTTTTAGAGTTTAGCAATGGCTCTTTGTCTTATCCTCAAGACAATATGTTTAGCAACACGGGTGGCCCTGTGTTTGTCATTGAGGGGCGCAAGTTACTTTCTGACGAAGGCATTGCCAAAATTAAGTATGTTGCTCGGGTTACAGACCCGCAAGAGTATGATGCCAATCTAATTGACACCCTAGCAGCGGCCATAGCCTTTGAGGTTAGCTATGCGGTCACTGGCTCAAACACTGTTAAGCAAATGATGGCGGCAGAATACTCTGACAAACTAAAACAAGCCGCATTTGTTGACGGCACTGAGGGCGCGCCACAACGCCTAGAGGCAAGCGAATTTATTGAGTCGAGGTTCTAATGGCGCGATCAGCTCCAGCGATTAGCACATTTACAGCCGGCGAGATCTCTCCGCGCCTAGAGGGGCGCGTTACAATTGAGAAGTATCGCGAAGGCTTGTCTAATCTAACTAATATGATTGTGCAGCCTCATGGCGGCGTTTCGCGGCGCCCAGGCACAGAATACTTAGGCGAGGTGAAAGACAGCAGTGATGCCACCCGCTTGATTCCTTTCGAGTTTAAAACAGCCGACACTTACGCTTTAGAGTTTGGCGATCAGTACATGCGCGTTTTCCGCAATGGTTTGCAAGTTCTTGTTGGCAGCGCGAAAAGTGTGTCGGCAATTACAAAAGCTAATCCTGGTGTATTCACTAGCGCAAGTCATGGCTTAACGAATGGCGATGAGGTTTATTTAACCAACACCGCTGGCGGTATGACTGAGTTGGCTGTTAGAAACTATTTGGTCGCAAACTCTACGACCAACACGTTTACGCTAACAGATTTGTTTGGCGTTGCGATTAACACTACAGGCTTTACAACTTACACTGGTTCTGGAGTTAGTGTTGACAAGCTTTTTGAGGTTGCAACGCCTTATACTTCCGCACAAATAAACGATGTTCGCTTTGCGCAGTCTGCGGATGTTATGTACTTGGTGCATCCAAGTCACGCCGTGCGGACTTTGTCTCGTACCGATCACAATGCTTGGACGTTTGCCACGCCAACAATCAATGAAAACGACACGCCTACACTGACTAGCTCTAACAACTACCCTAGTGTTGTCACGTTCTTTGAGCAGCGACTTGTGTTCGCGGCAACTAACAATAACCCTCAGACGTTGTGGTTTTCTAAAAGTGCTGACTATTTAAATTTTCACACTGGCGCTAATGATAATGACGCTTTGATCTACACTATTGCGTCCAACAAGGTGAACGCAATTCGCTACCTCTCCGCTACTCGCATCCTAAACATTGGTACATCTGGTGGTGAGTATGTACTGACGACAACCAATGGAGGGCCGGTAACGCCTACTCAAACAGTTATTCGCAAATATTCTAATTATGGATGCATTGACAGCGAGGTCGTCCAGGTTGCTGACGTTACTTTATTTGCCCAACGCGGCGCTCGTAAGGTTAGAGAGTTTCGTTATATAGGCGAGGTAGATGTTGCAGGCTATGCGGCTCCAGACATTACAATTCTATCAGAGCATTTAACTGAAGGCGGGATACAAGAGTTTGCGTATCAGCAAGAGCCTGAAAGTATAATTTGGGCGCGCCGCACTGACGGTACTCTTCTTGGCCTGACTTACCGGCGGGAAGAAGAAATTGTTGCTTGGCACAAGCATATCATCGGCGGGGCGTTTGGGGGTGGGCAAGCTAAGGTCGAAAGCATTATCACCCTGCCGACAGATAGCGGTGAAGATGAGCTTTACATGATTGTTAAGCGCACAATCAACGGCGTTACCAAGCAGTATGTTGAAGTGATGAAAACATTTGACTTTGGCAGCGACACAACTGCTGCTTTTTTTGTGGACAGCGGCTTGGTTTACTCAGGATCTGCAACCACAACTCTTTCTGGCTTGTATCACTTAGAGGGCGAAGAGCTTTCGATACTAGCTAATGGCGCCACACATGCGGACAAGACAGTTTCAGGTGGCGGTGTGACGCTAGATTTTTCTGCCACGAGTGGAGCAGTTGGGTTCGGCTACACAAGCGAAATGCAAACACTGCGTTTAGAATCTGGATCGCAGGACGGTACTTCGCAAGGCAAGCCTAAACGAATCCACGACATAACTGTGCGGTTCCATGAGACAGTTGGCGCAGAAGTGGGCAGCGACTCTGCAAGTGCTGATAGAATATTTTTTAGGGACAGCTCTATGAATATGGACAAGGCTGTGCCATTATTTACAGGAGACAAAGAAATCGAGTTTGAAGGCGGTTTCGTTGACGGTGATCGCATTTATGTGCGGCAATCACAGCCCCTGCCAATGACTGTTCTGGCGCTTTACCCGCGCATGAACACATTTGATTTGTGAGGTGATTGAGTATGTTTGAGATACTTACACTCGGTGCAACAATATTTGGCGGCATGAGCGAAAAAAGCTCTGCAAATAAAGCCGCTGCTGCTGCTGCAAGAGTGGGCGAGTTTAACGCCGGACTAATTGAACGCGACATTGACTTACTTGAAAAACAGCGCGAGATTATTAACCGCAATGCAGTTCTGCAAGAGCGTGTCGATCGGTTTCGTTTTAGGGAAGGTCAAGGCTCTGTTGCCGTTCAGTACAGCGGCGCTGGCATTGATATATCTCACGGAACTCCAATGCGAGTTATGCGTCAGGCTGCGCGAGAGTTTGAGTATGACCAAGCTATTAATGATTTTAATAATACAATTACGAACATGCAGATTAACGATCAGCAAGAAAATTCTAGGCTGACTGCCCAACTGTCGCGCATGGAAGGCGGGGCGCAGGCCGCTGGGCTAAGAGCGCAGGGAACAACAAGCCTGATCCGAAGCTTTGGATCGGCAAGCCGGTTTGCTTCCTCTAGTGGGATGTTTGGATAATGAGAATACCAGTTTACAGGACGCAAGGTCGTCTAACTTCTGAAGCCCCTGGCGCCCGTATTACGGCCAGAATGAACGCGCAGCCTTTTGTCCAAGCTGAATTGCAGAAGGGCGCCATTGTAACAGAGGTTGCAAACCAAGTTGGTGAGTATGCCAACATGCGTTATAAGATGATTACCGAAACGCAAAAGAACGAAGCAATCTTTTCGGCAAAAGAGGGCTTGATGGCTTTGTCTAGCCAACTTGAAAAAGATAAAGATGTTGGAAACATTTTTGACGGTGAGCTTAAATATGAGCGGGGTGTCAAAAGTGTTTATGATGAGTTGCGCGCTACTGTTGGCAAAAATAAATATGCGCTGCAAGATTTTGACAACAGCTTTCGCCAAATGGAAATACCTATTAAGTTTAGGCTGCAAGAGGTTGTTGACCTAAAGATTGAAAAGCGCAGGCAGGCTGCACTGAAGGCTCGGGAAGACCAGCAGGTTTCTATTTACTCTAATCCTTATCTAGATGTTACTTCTGATGAGCTTGCTATGGAGCAGGCTCAATTAGCTGCTATGGGCCAGCAAGCCGTTAGAAACGGCGGTGTAAACCCAGAAATTATGGGCAATGTTAGCCAAAGAGTTTTGTCGAAAGCTTTTAAGAACCTTATCCCAGCATACGCAGGCAGTGATCTAAGCAAAGCAATAGGCCTTTCAGCGACTTTGAACCAGATTGAAATGGTGCGTAGTGGTAAAATGAGCGCGGAAGTAATGGTTGGAATTTCCACCTTGCCGCCTCATGTCTTGAATATGCTTATGGCTGTGCCGGCTGAAGAGGCCAATGCAGTTGTGCAGGACACAATACAGATGGCCTCAACATTCTTTACCGCCCGAGAAAAAATAGACGATGAGCGCGAAGAAGAAGTGGGGAAATCAAACACAAAGGCTTTCAATCTTGTCGTTTCCCTAGACAGCACAGAAACTGTGTCTGAGGCTACGTTGCGGCAAGTTTTAGATCCTATTGATATGAGTGTGCTTTACGATAATTTAGGAGAAGATTTTGGCAGCTTGTCAGGATCTGAGGCTCAAGTAATTCTATATGAAGGGCTAAAGCGCCAGATGTGGGCCACCCCTGCGCAGCAAGAAGCGATGGAAGAAGCCATGTCAGTTTCTGAAACAGCCCCTGTGTTTAGGCCTGCTGGCAAAGGTGATGCTGAAGTAAATTATGTGCTTCATGGAATGGCTGAAGCAGGAATGTTAACAGTTGCAGAGCTTAATTTTAGAAAAAGCTCTTTGTCTCAATCGGAATATTTATCTTTAAAAACAAAAATCTTTAACGAAGCTGACGAAGGTTTGGCCGTGGGTAATACGCTTATTTCCAAACACTTTAATTACAATGCCCAAATGGCAATTGGAAAAGATGACCGGCTTGCTAAAGCATCTAGTGCAGCTTTCCAGAGCGCCACTGGCGCTTTGCTGGATGAACACAGTCGAAGAGAGTCTGAAGGAAATCCTATGACGTTGGCTGAAATTCGTTCGTTTGCTCGGGAAAAAATAGATGAGTTTGACGTTATCTACAGGGAAGAGTTAAGATCTGAGTATATGGATTTTGTTGAAGACAGATCAAGAGATTTCATAGGATTGACTGTGGACATCTCTGACCCTCTCGGCTCATTAGATGCTTGGTACAACGATTTAAACGCAGACGAACAGGCTAGAAGCAGAAACTCTTATTCTGTTTTTAAATCAACTTTAAGAGCTAGATACGCGAATAAGGGATTGTTCTAATGGCAGATCTATTAGGAAACGATACCGACTATGAAATGGACAAATACCTTGAGTCTAACCTTATTTCCGAGGCTGGCATCAACCCTGCTATTGAAAAGAACAAGAAGAGCGTCTTTAACACCGAGACCAATACCCACGACATCCTCCTGCCCATGTCCCAAGGCGGGTACATAAAGATTGGTGAAGAGGGCGAAACGGTAGACCCTCCAAGATCTATACTGATCGAAGGCATGGAGTTTGGCCCTGAGACACCTGAGTTTCAACGCTACTACCCAGCGCCGCAGCCAGAGGCTATGGAGACAGCTCCTGCTTCTCTTGTGGCGCCGACAACCGAATCTGCCCCAATAGAGGGCGCAGTTTCGTTTGCCAACGAGCGCAAAGCGGCCACCGGCGCTATGCCAACTATGGAAGACTTTGACGCTGCCGGCTACACACCTGACGTTGTAGAAGCCGCCGGTCTTATGGGGCCGCAGGAAGACTTAACTTTATCTCCAGATGAAATAACGCAGAAGCTAGCAAGCGGGGAGCCGTTGCTTGTTTTTGGCGAGGGCGATCCTACGATAAGAGAAGCAGGGACTAGGTTTGTTGAAGACCTTGCCGTGCGGCTTTCAATTGAGGGGGTGCGAACAGAGCTGTTAGAGGAGCAAGGAGTTAGCCTTAGCGTCATTCAGGAAGCGGCAAATATAAGGGCTTCTGTAGAAGACGAAACTGATCCTAGTGTCATACAAGAGGCTGAACAAAGGGCAAGGGCTTTAATAGAGCAAGATGCGGCGCAGCGTAATTCTGAAGTCAATTTCCGCACTATTGACGAAACAATTAGAGCGGCAACTGGAGCTATGAGAAGCTCTGCAAGCGTGTACTCTAATGCACTATTTGGCACGGGAGAGACAAACCCTTTACAGGTAGGCGTCGCGGATTTTGCTACTTTTGGGGCTTTGGACATTCAAGAAGGTTATCGAATGTTTAATAAGGGCAATGAAGGCGCTCCTATTAGCCCTTTTTACGCGACAACGGGTTTAGCACTTGACGCCGCATCTTCCATTGCGTCAGCGTTTGGATCGGGTGATGGAGCTAGTGGAAGCTTTCAAAGATTGATGGGGCTGGGCCTTATGGCAGCAGGCGTGGCCGAGGCGACTGTTGTTGGCAAGCCAATTGCAGCTCTTATGAAAAAAGGGTTTAAGGTCTTAGAGCCTTCTTTAATCAAGGCAGGCGCAGAGGCCGAGCAGCGCATAGCGCAAGAAGGCTCGACAATGTTTAGCAATCCTGTTGGGCCTATAGTAGATCGCGGCCTTGCTGCGGCTGGCAGGCTGGTTGCGCCTCAAACTCCCGATGCTGCATTTTACGTTGCGGCCAGAGAGGGCGGTGAGCAAAACGCCAGCGCAGTAAACCGAGTTTCGGAAATTGCTCAAGCCAGAGGCGGGTCTAAGCCAAAAGTTGAAGACCTTGTTCAGTTTTTTGAAGAGAAGCACGTTGAGATTCATGGCCGGCAGCTAGATCCAAATGTAGAAGAGGATTTTGATTTAGCGGTAACTGCTGCGGCAGAAGAAGTCGCTTACCAAATGGATCAGGCCACAAGCGGTCGCGGGTGGTATGATGCGGATGTTAAGAAAACATTTGAGACACTAGCGCAAACCCCAGGCCTTGAGGCATTGGCTAATGATGAAACACTGCGTGTGATTTGGTCAGCGTTTGCTGCGCCTACGTCGATCGGCAACAAGGTAAATAATAATACAAAAGCGGCAACGGCAGCATTCTTGCAATTTTTGAAAACTGGAAAGGTTCCAGTAAATCCACCGCAGCCTGGTGCTGTTACTGAGGGAATAGCTGGCGCTGGATGGGGGATGAAACAAAAGTCTGTTGCGTCTGGCATGAAAGTTATTGCGCATTTGATTGAGACTAAAGGCCCAGAAGGATTTGCTGATTGGTGGCTGTCTTCTCACACATTAAAGGAAATGACAGACTTGCGCAAAGCCGCAGGACTTGGCGGTGGCCCTAGTGGACTTAGTGGTGGAAAAGACAGCCTGCATTTAGGCGCAATGATTTTAGGCGACAAGACAGGCCGGTTCTCACTAAATATTAACGGTTACCAAGGCACTACAAAAGACATGTGGTTTGCTCGTTCCTACAACAGGCACTTTGGCAACATGCGAAATCCTGATGGTTCTATCACAGGTGGGCCTCGCAACCAAGCTGAACGCAGGCGGATGGAAGAATTTACGTCAAGGCTGATTGACAAGCTTGGCGGTGACGGACTATCTGAACAGGACACTCAGGCAATTCTGTGGTTCTATGAGCAAAACTTATTTACTGACTTGGGCGTAGTTTCTCGCCCAGGGTCATTTTCTGAAGCAGCGGAAGGAATATCAAGTGGATTACGATCAGGAGTTCGAGCAAGCGATGAAGCTCAAGTTGCAAATGAATCGTCAGGGGAAAGCGTCCTCACAGGGTTTAGAGGCATCAGCAACCCCAAGCGCACTGTACGATCGCAGCGCAGAGGTTCAGGCCTTGATAGCGAAGCATCCAGGCCTTACACCAGAGAAGGCGGAACAGGGTCTGAGGGAGCTGGGCTTTTAAGCCTAGAACCCGATCCATTGACGCAGCGACTTTATGAAGAGTCGAATATATCGTTGCCAAAAATAAATGAAGTTTCAGCAGCGGAAACAGCAATTACATTTAATTCAGATATGACTAAAGCCATGTCTGTACATGAATTTGCGGCGCAGGTTGAAATTAAATCTGCTGAAGAGCTTTCCAACGCTCGGTTATTTAGAACCGAAAATGGAAGCGGCTTTGCAATTAAGTCGGATGGAGACATTGTCGCTGTCTTCCAATCTGCGGATGAGACCGGCAGCGTTGGCTACTCAATGATGCAAGCAGCAGTAGAAGCTGGGGGTCGCAAGCTTGATGCATTCGACACATTCTTGCCTGGCATATATGAAACCGCTGGCTTTAAGCCTGTTGCAAGGTTGCCTTGGAATGATGAGTTCGCCCCCCCAGGCTGGAGCAAAGACACATTTAATGATTTCAACAATGGCGAACCTGATGTAATATTCTTTGTGTACGATCCAAACTATTTTGGAGGAGCCACTGATGTACCAAGGTTTACGGACTACGATGAAGCGGTTGCGGCGCAAGATGCAGAGCTGGCTCGGTTAGGAGAATAATAAATGGCATTTGATCCAAACCAGGTAGCACAAGAGCAAGAAGCCAAGCAGCGCATTACTGCGGTTGGTCAGCCAACTGAGTTTGCCCAAGGCCCAGAGCAGGAAGGTGTGCAGGTCGCAGGACTTGGCGAGTTGTTTAAACTTCTTAATAAGCTTGACTCAAATGTGCGTCCTACGCCGCCTAAACCTAAGCCTGTCGGCCCTGAAGCCGCGCGCGTGATGACGCCTGACGAAATTGCGGCTACGCCTACATTTGATCCGTCTGTTGCCCCTCGGATGCCCACGCCGCAAGAGGCAGGCTTGGTTCCAAATCAAAGCGCCTTTTCAGAAAGCGCAACTAAGCGCGCTCTGGCCGGCCAAGTTCTTAGCCCCGAAGGCGTGGCAAAGTTTGAAGAGCGAGGCCTCAAGGCGCCTGGGATTAATCAAGAAGCGCCGACAGATGTGCTGCAAGATGCGCAAACTGCTTTGGCTGATGACGCTGCCGAGGCAGAACTGGCAGCAACTAATGTTACTAAGGATGCTCAAGCGGCTCTTAACGCAGAGGTCAGAGGCTTCAAGCCTGAAACAGGCACTGCCTCAGATGAAGTTGCCCAAGCAGTTCTAAGCCGCCTTGATGTAAAAAAGAACAACATTAAATCCCTGCAAGATGGCGGTGATTTCAATTTCGATTACATCGACACGGCTGATGACGTTTTAGAAATCATCACAGCAATTGGTGATAATTTTAAAGGCGAAACAGCAACTATAACAAGAGGCAAGATTTCTAATACAGAAACAGCCAGAGCCGCTGCGGGGCTGGTTGCTGATGAAATTGGCCTAACGCGCAGCCTGCTTACTCGCAGAATAGGTGAAGGCGGCATGACCGCAGAGATGTTTGTTGCATCTCGGGAGCTGCTTGTAAGGAGCGCAACAAAGCTTGAAGAACTGGCAAATCAAATAAAAGCAGGCGCTGGTGCTGATGTTCAACTAAAGTTTCGCAGGCAGCTTGCCATTCACAGCGGTATTCAATTGCAGCTCAAGGGCGCTCAGACAGAAGCGGCTCGGGCATTGCAATCATTCCAGATCCGAGTTGACGGTGAGCTAGACGCAACTCGCTTTGGCAAAGAGGCTACAAGGCTGCTTGCGGAAAGCGGAGCCGCTGGGGCCACAGATGCATTGGCTTCTGCTTTATTAAGGTCTGCAAAGGAAAATGGTTTGCAGGGCGTGAACGCTGTTGCCAATGTTGGCAAGTACGCCAAAACAAAACAGATGGTGCATGAGGCTTATTTGGCCGGATTGCTGTCATCTCCGGCCACGCAAATGAAAAATATAATTGGCACTACCTCTTTTATGCTGTTCCAACTTCCGACTGAAGTTATGGCTGGAATGTATGGCAGTGTCATTCGAGGGGTGCGGAAGCCTTTTGGCGAGGCCTACCTGCCTATCAGTGAAGATCAAGTTTACATGGAGGACGCTCTTCTTCGCCTAAAAGGATGGTCGGACGCTTGGGGTGACGCAATGAAAGCGGCATCAATTGCTTGGCGAACCGAAATGCCGTCAGGGGCAAGCAAGTTAGATATTGAGAGTTACGCAGCCACTTCTGGGTCTGACAGTAGTTTTTTTAGTAGATCTCTTGATGAGCTGGGCAAGCGGATGCGGATACCATTTCGGTTATTGCTTTCGGCTGATGAGTTTACCAAAACCATTTCCCAGCGTGGCGAGTTTTACACATCTATAAACAAGCGTTATCAACACGCATTGCGCAAAGGAATGACCGAACAAGAGGCCTTGGATGAGGCCGGCATGATGCTGCTTGACCCAGGCTCTGTTGCAGATGATTTAAATTACAAAGCAAAATTTGACACGTTGCAATCTGATTTAGGCGTTTTGGGTGATATTGCTGGAAAGTTTCAGCGCACTTTAGCAGGCAGATTTATTATGCCGTTTGTAACTGCGCCGACAAATGCGTTGCTTCGCACAATGGAATATACAATATTTAGCAAAACAGCCTATGATGCACTTGGCGCTAACGGGCCGCGCGCACAACAGCTTGCCCTTGGCAGATTAAGTGTTGGTGGCGCAGTTATAATGACAACACAAAAATACGCACACGATGGCCGTATTACTGGTGGTATGCCAAGCGATCAAAAAACTAGGGATGCTTTACCACCTGGCTGGCAACCTTATAGCTTTGTCTTAAAAGGCGAAGGCTTCCCAGAGGATATGCCGCTTTACGATCCGTTTGGAGCGCCAAATGGCCCTTTAATGTATGTAAGCTTCCAAGGGTTTGAGCCTGTTGGCGGCTTGCTTGCAATCACGGCTGACACAGTTCAACGTATGAACCTAACAAGTGATCCTGAGCTGCAACAAAATCTTGCAGCAGCAGCGATGCTTGCCACTGCTAATTACTACAAAGAGCTTCCAATGCTGCAAGGAGTTGCTGATATGGTTGCTTATATGGAAGGCTTTGACCCTGCAAAGATCTCACGCAGCTACGCAGAGAGCGCAAGCCCAATTGGCGTTCCAAACCCACTAAGCTCATTGCAGCGCATGTTTGCTCGCCTTGCTGATCCGACAAGGGTTAAGCCAAGAGAAGACATTGAATATTATACAATTGAAGATGTAACAAAGACTGTCATTGACGAAGATGGAAACGAATCTTTTGCATACCCGCTTGCAGACGGGACGCCAAACTACGCTATTGTAGGAACGCCAAAAGGCGATATGGGAACAAATTTTCGTGCTTATCTTACAGAGGTTAGCGCGCTACAAGCTAAAGACAGCTTCATTCGAGATGAGCGCGACTTAAACGCTGTTGTCTATGATACGCTAGGCAACGTAAAAGGATCGGATGAGTTTAGCTTTGCTGCTAATCCAGGCGCCGCGTTGTTTAGCAACATATCAGGCCTTCGCTTAAAGCGTGGCGATGAGCTGGAAGACTATGAAAAAGAGCTAATTAGATTGCAGCGTGTCACACACAAGTGGCCTTTGACTAACCCACAAAAAATGGGGCAGATTAAACTTAGTTACGGCATGCAGTCCGACTTGGTTAATATGGCTAAAAATGAAATTACACTTAACACACTGGGGTTTGGAGAGTTGGATTTTAGGCAAACAATTATGGCGGTAACTGGATCTAGGGATTATAAAGGTTTGCCAGACAAGGCCAAAGTTACAATGTTGCGATCAATAAATAAAAACTTTATAGAGGCGGGTTTCTTGGCGTTGCTTGAAAACCCAGAATATGCAAACATGCGGCAAGCATATGAGCAGGTTGAACAGCTTAAAGAAAGTGGTAAACGATGACGGTATCAAGCAGCACAAACCGAGTAAGCTACAGTGGCAACGGAACCCTTACAACTTTTGCTTACAGTTTTAAAGTTTTTGACCAAGATGATCTAACGGTTATCCTTCGAGCTAGCGACGGCACACAAACTGTTCAAACAATTACAACCAATTACACTGTTACAGGTGTTGGGGATACTGGGGGCGGTAACGTAGTGTTTGGCACGGCACCGGCATCAGGCGTCACTGTTATTATCCTGCGCGAAATGGATTTGGAACAAGGCCTAGATCTGGTTCCCAACGATCCATTTCCGGCTCAGTCCCTTGAAAACAGCTTAGACAAGCTGACTTTTATGGCGCAGCAGCTTGATGAGAGCTTTGGGAGAGCGATTTCCGTAAGCGCCGGTGATGCTGATGTAAGCATGACCCTACCAAATGCCTCGGTCAGAGCTAATAAGGTTATGACCTTCACCAGCACTGGTGCAGTATCTACAACTAACCTCAGCCCTCTGCCAGAGCTGACCGTTGACAAGCTAAATGCTGATAATCTTACTTTAGATGGCAACACGATTAGTACCACCGATTCTAATGGCAACCTAACACTTACGCCAAATGGCACCGGCGATGTTGTGGTTTCTGGCGATATTGTAGTTAACGGGACAACGACAGTTAACAACTTTTCTGTAAGTGTCGCGTCTATTTCTGACGGTTCAAGCTCTGCGCCCTCTTTAACCAATACTGGTAATACAAATACAGGATTGTTCTTTCCTGCCAATAATCAAGTAGGTATATCCGCAGGCGCAAACGAGATAGTAAACATCAGCACCTCTGGCGTTAAAATAACCCCCATGTTTGGGGCTGGAACCAACGCCCTTGTGTTGAATAACAATGATACCAGTATTAACGATAATAATGCTTTGGCTCGTATTATTGCTACTGCGGATGATCCTACCGTTGACCGAGAGGGTGCAGAAATCCTCTTTTTGTCTGCTGGCGCATGGTCAACAGACAACTATCCAAGTGAAATAGTTTTGCGCACAGACAATGGCGGCTCTCTAACAAATCGCATGGTTGTTGGCTCTACAGGCATAGACATAACTGGCACTGTCACAGCCACAGGCACATCGGTCTTTGCGTCACTAGACATCTCTGGAGACATAGACGTTGATGGCACGACTAATCTGGACGTTGTTGACATTGATGGTGCTGTGGATATGGCATCTACTCTCACTGTTGCAGGAGTCCTGACTGCGGCGTCCTTAGACATCTCTGGAGACATAGACGTAGACGGTACAACAAACTTAGATGTTGTAGACATTGATGGTGCTGTGGATATGGCATCTACACTAGCCGTAACAGGGATTGCCACATTTACTGACGATATAATCATTGGCGATGGCAAGACTATTGGCTCTGCCTCAGATGTAGATGCAATGACGATAGCTGCCAATGGACAAGTTACATTTACACAAACATTGATAGGTACAGCCTTAGACATATCTGGAGACATAGACGTAGACGGTACAGCAAACCTAGACATTGTGGACATAGACGGTGCTGTAAACATGGCAACGACTGCCCTAGTAACAGGCGTCCTGACCACCACGGCTGCGGCAGTGTTTAATGGTGGCTTTTCTGCTGGGGGTGTAGGTACGTTTGCTGATGGATCAAACTCAGCACCCTCTTTAACTAATACTGGTAATACAAATACAGGCTTATATTTCCCTGCAAATAACCAGGTAGGTATATCCGCAAGCGCAAGCGAGATAGTAAATATTAGCACCTTGGGAGTTAAAATTACTCCCTTTTCGGGGAC